GGACTGTGGGTTGTGACCATCCACCCAAAAACGAAATGTTATTGGCTAGTAGATCGGTTACTGAAAAGATTAAAGTTTCCAAGTTTTTCAAAGCTGCTTGGTTATCAGCTGCATTGACAATTACTGTGATGTCAAAGCGGACATTACAACGAGCGCCACCTATGGCACTAACTGTGATGTATGGCGATCCCGGCACAAGCACAATGGCTGGCGGTGTGATGTTCTCATTTGGGTATGAGTAAACAACCCGACCAGCAGCTGCAAGAGTTGCGGCAAGGTTAGCCCGGTATGTTGCTAGGTCAGCCATTACCCGACCATTCCCCTAGTGTCCATCCATTTACCAAGTAATCCAGATACTCGGGTGAATAGGGATCGACCCAAACGGTATGGGGCTGGGCTTTGGAAGTCCACACCTTGCTGTCCAAGTGTGCCAGTGCGTGTGATCCAAATGTCGCTGGCGATTGCCAAAGCTGCTTGTCTAACTTCTGGGATTGTGTCGTAATCAATGTACTGCGTGGCGCTTATTGTTCCGTAAGGAATCACACCATGCTTTGGGTAATCCGAACCAGTGCCAGCAAATGACATTGTGTATTCGGTAACTTCTGTAATGGTTTTAGTTCCATTAAAATTGGTGCCACTGTTAGCAATAATTACCGATTGGCCTACATAAACATCATGTGGGCGATCTGTCGTAATTGTGTTTACAAGGTTTGTGCGCTCATGCGCTACAACGGCCCATTGGTTTTTAGTAAGTAAAGATAGGACTATGTTTTCAGCTGCATCGGCTACTTCTTGCACAATTGCATCTGCGTAAATGTCACCAATACCAAGTACGGCTTTTAGCTCGCTTAGTGTTATCAGTGCCATTTCTAATCCTTATCTATTGAAGTGTGTGGGGGGCACAGGGCCGCACCCCCCACACTTCTAACTAACTCTGACTTAGGTCAGGTTAAAGCGACGTACTCCACCGGCTGTAACAACCTTGACGGCCATGTAACCGTAAAGCATTGTTTCAATCTCGCCAGTTGTAACTACGTTTGTTGACAGCTGCAATACTGGGCTTTCGTAGATTGCAACAGATGATGGAACAACAATAAATGCTGATTCATCGATGGATGTTGAAACAGCCTTGTTGGATACGTAAAGGTCTAGGCCCATTACGTTTCCGCGTAGTGACTGTGTTCCAACTTCGCCAGCAGAGTTCTGTGGCTGTGATGCGCTGAAAATTGGTCGCTTGGTTGAATCCTGCGCGCCAATTAGCAGACCCCATTGGGATGTGCCAGCGATGTAACGTGTAGCCAATTCGCCAGTTGCAAGGTAAGCAGCTGGAGTTTCGGTCTTAACAAACGAAACAATGCCATCTACATCTGCGGCGGTTGCAGTTGCCTGTGTTCCACCTGATGTAAGTTCTGCAATTACTGCTGCTTCGGTTGCCTGTGCGTATACCCGGCGCATGTTATCCAACATGGCTGCGTAGAAGCTTGGGTCAGCGCGATCAAATAGTTCTACCGAGTAACGCTGTAATCCCTTGTAGGCCTTAACAGTTGCATCAACGTAAGAGCTGACAATACCTGTTTCGGATGGTGCAGCACCTTCGGCTGTTTCTGCAACTGATCCTGATGTGGTGATCTTTGGAATAGATACAGTCATACCTGCATTAGGTAGTGAACGTGTACCGATTGCATCAATCGCGCCACGTGCGCCGATCTGGTTGTCTACAACCTGTGATACATACTGGATTGGCTTGAATGCCGGGTTGGTTGTAAAACTGTCATCAGCAGCTGTTAGATGCTTTGCATCCTCTGCCTTTGCGTGTGCAATCCATTCTGCACTTTCATGGTTTCCACGTTGAGCCTTGATTGAATGCTCTAGGAAATGTGCTTGGGTCTTGATTGGTGATCGCGGCTTGGTGTAAGCCACTGGTGCAGCAGCGTGAACAACAGCGGCTGCTGTTACTTCATCTGCAACTGGTGTTGTTACTTCGTCCACTGTTGTCTCCTGTGGTTCATCCTCGGCGGGGATTTCCGCTTCGGTGGTTTCTGGGGTTTCGGCTTCGGTAGCCGCAACGCTTGATATGGTGGCATCCTTAAATGCAGGATTCGTGACATGGGCCACTGCCTCCAAAACACTTGATGCAACAACCATGACGCCTTTTTCGATTGTGTATTCATTGACCTTGGCTTCAATGCTAAAGGCTGGGCGTAGGCCCTCACTTGCCTCTACTAAGGCATCGTTGCCTGCGTTAGTCGGCGCAATCTTGAAAGCCATTGAGATGCCAGCTGGTGTCACTTCTAAAGAATTTCCGACTCCGCGTCCGATGGGTCTAGTTCTGTCATGCTCGCTATTAAGGATGATCTGACTTGGGTCAATGTCACCAAATGCGCCAAACTCAAAGCGCACTGGCCCGGCGGATGTGTTGCCTACCTTGGCAAAAGGTACAACTAGACCTTTAATTGTTCGGGTTTCGGTATCGGCTGCCAGAATTTGGCCCTCAAAATTAAGTTGCATTTGATCCACTTCCTGTGTCTGTTGTGAAATTAGGACCGGGCACTGCAAGATTGCCGCCAGCCTCATTTACTATTTGTCGCGCTTCATCTGATGTAATTACTTTGTCTACGCCTAAATAAACTTTTTGTACTACTTCTGCAATGTTTAACTCCCTTGCAGTAGCGGTATCATTTTGATCGCTTTCATTACCTCTCGGTGCTAATTCCATTTCCTCACGTGCTTCATCAACATTTATGATTCCAGCTGCAAGCATTCTCTCTAATACTTCAATTTGTTCTAGTGGATTTCCACGTAGGTAATCATCTAAATCAAACTTAACAACGGTTCCACGAGGCGATAAATCGTTCATAGATAACCTTTCGGAAATACAGGCCATGTAAGGTTTGAGTGAGAAGTCCACCAAACTGCGCCTCTCCTGCGAAACATTTGAGTATGTAGCACTGGCGCTTTCTGCGTTTATGTACCATGCCGGGATGTTGCATAGTCGAGCAATTTCTGCAGCTGTGTTCAAGCGTGATTCTGTAAGTTGCATTTGCCCGGCATCGTAGCCAAAGGTAGTTACATCTAATGGGCCAGACAAGTAAGCAGTTGATCGTTGTTGTCTAGCAATTTTCCATTGAGCCAAAAGGCTTGACACTTGCTCTGGTGGTAGATCAACTCCAGAGTTCTTAATTACCATTGTCGGGTTAGGTTCAGCAGCCATTCGGCTTACTGCCATTTCAAGCTCTAACGCTGTTCTGATTGTTCGGCCACCACGATTAAGCAAACCCTCATCAACGCCACTAAACATAATCAATGATCCAACACCATTGGCTGGGCATAGATTACCGTCTAGATAGAAGCCGTTTAGAATCTCATCAGTTTGTAAGTCAGTTGTAAATGTCACTCGGGTTGGATCAATACGGCGAGCCTGTGTTGGTGCGCCATCTGGTCCTACTTCTAAGACAAGCCAGAACGCATGTCCCTTAAAGAGGATGTCCTCAATCGTCCAACACATCGTGACAAAACGTGGCAAGGCTGGATCAGGTTGCTTTAGTAATGGTCGGCCCTCAATCCTTGCACCAGTAATTTCATTGTAAGAATGTAATCCCAATTCGCCAATAGTTCCACAAATAATGTTTCTGGCTCTAGCGACAGCTGGGACCTGCATAGCATCGCCACGATTGATTCCAAATGATTGGAATGGACTAAAGGTGTCTTGGTAATAAGGTATTGCTAAATTTGCTTTGGCTTGTACATCTGATTTTTCTGGTGTTGTACCCAGTAAGAAATCAATAAATCCCATGCTTCATTATCTCATAAATGTGTGACAATCAAGCATCTAGTGCGCGTGTCGAGAATTGTGTGGGCCAGTGATAGGAGTGACTGACCCACACAATTAAGGTACTGCCAAGTAGCCCTTAACTACTAATGATAGTCACACTCTGTTGTGGCGCACAAGCATGACCTGCCGCCATTACTAAAGCGACTGCAGCTGTGATTGGTACTTGCGCTGCTCTACGTGCAATGCGCCAGCCACCATCACTTGCTGGCCGTCTAGCACATGAAACTAAATGCTGGTGAAGTGTGGCTTGTCCGGGATGAATGAACCTGCCTTGCTGCATTGCGTTTAGTGTTTGATCGCAACTAATCGCAAAGCCAGCACTGGCCCAAGGTGTTGGCTCGGTAGCGACCCCAGCTTGTGCCAGCCTTGGCGCAATGTAGCCAGCAGTGTTTGGGTCATAAGCAAACTTTCTGGGCCTGTATCTACGAGCAAGTGTTGCCAATTCACCTGTAAGTTCCAAGTCATTTATTCCGCCATCACGTTTCCATTCATGCAGGAATACTGCCAGTCCCTCTGGCCTTTCTTGAATAGTAACTAGGCAAGCAATCTCTCTATTAAAGTTAAGGTCTAACGCCATCCATGTAGGCAGTCCATCCTCTAGTGCTACATCTTTCTCGCCCTCATTCCACATCTCTATCGGGAATGGATTTTCGATTGCATCAATCCACATACACAAGGTCTCTGTTTTGAAAGCATCTTTAGAATCAAAGATTGAAGCATCCCTAATGTTTTCAATGCTGACTGTGTAACCCATTGCAGGGTTAGCCATTGCCCATGCTTTTTCATCGTTTACATCTGACCCGGCAGGTGCGCTGTATTCGTAGTAGCCCATGCGTGTTGAATCAAAGGTCAAGGCTCTGCGCCTTTGTTCATTTAACACTGTGCTATTTAGATCGCCAGCGTTAGATGTCCAGTACACCTGCGCATTAGGTCGCGCTCTAGTGATCGGAGTTACGGCTGCCCAGACTGATTCATCAATTTCTCTAAGCTCATCAACGTACAACAAGTCAGCAGTTGACCCACGTGGACCCTCACTAGTAGCTGCTCGGATGGCGTACTTGCGTAGCCTTTCGCATTTAGTGTTGCAAGATTTGGGGTAGTGATGGCAATAAACTTCCAATTCCTCTTGGCCATTTGTACGTGATACGCGCTTGATTCTTTTACGCATCCAGTCCAAACTCTCTGCCATGTCGACAGTTTGCTTGAAAGTATCTAGTGATAGTTGCCTTGTTTGTGACATTGCAATAGTGGATTTCTCACCAAAAATGTACAAGCCAGCAAGGATTCTCATGCGCATTAAGTGAGTCTTGCCTTGCTGTCTGGCAACCAAGATGCCAACTTGACTTCTCGCCCATGTGCCATCGGGGTTTACCTTTAGCGCATCATCCAATACATAGTCCTGCCAAGGCAGTAAAGGCACACCTAATTCATTAGCCAGTTGGCTTACTAGTGGCCCGGCGCTGGGCAGTTTTAGCAGGGGGCTTTGGATTCTTGGTTTTGACGAGCCGTAGGAAATCCCCGACATAGGCTGTTCCGTCATGTTCCTCATCCTTTTTACTGGCAGTACGAGTCTCAACAGTTAGGTGTAACTGCTGTAATACACTTAAAAACTTACCACTTAACGCTGTTATGTCTTTAATGTCAGCCCCTAAATCAAAGGAATTGTCCAATGATTTGGCCATGCGCCGGGCCAAAGTGATGGCTGCAACATCGGTTGGTGCTACCCAGTTGGCAACGGCCAGTGCAGAATTTAGAGCTGCGTAGATGTCCATCGGTTTGAGTTCCTGAACTTCTGGTTTTTTTGCGGTCATGACTTGGGCCTTTCGGTTGTTGGTGGATCAAAACGAGCCATTCGGGGAGAGATTCCTGC